CGTCGATGAGCTGATCCTCAAACTCGTCTGCACTTTCTTCTGGCGTAAGCCCCGGGTTGAGATCGTCATCACTGTCGTAAGGATAGTCTGGGTCCTGCGACGCGGCGACACTCAGTCCGTCAGGTAGGTAGAGAGCGCCCGCATTCAAGCGAGAACGCGCCGTAGATCGGAATGTGCGGTTCAGCAACAAAAGCTCAGCGCAGAGGTCTAGAAGCCCTCGTAGAGACGAATCGGCCTCTTCTGAAAATCGCGGATGTGCACGCCAGATGCGACCAACAAACGCCGACTTTGGGAGGGATATTGTTCCGCGTCCGCTGCTTACTCCGAGGTTGCCGCCGGTCATATAGTCGCGGCGCATTGCGATTGCGTAGTTGTGCTTTGAGTCGACTTGAATTTCATCAACCGAGCGAATGTCCCATGACTCTGGAACGCCTGTGCCGATGCGCTCTGGCATCTGCACGAGGTAGCATTCACCGGCCACTGATAGGTTAAGGGCCGCATCGCGAAGAAGCCCGGCTTGACCGCCGTACGCTGAGTCGAGTCGCGTTAGCACACGTTCGGCGGCGGATGCGAGGCGGGCATCAACCTTGTCCGACGAGCGAACTGACGCCGGTGATTCGGCTGGATTGTCAATAACTGCCGCGTACAACCTAATGCGTGAAACAACGGACGCTACAAGACTAAATGCGTACTTGATCTCGCCGATTGCGTCGTAGTACTCCCAGGCTTCGGACTGCCATGCGGAAGAACTTGCGTTACGGCGGTTGCGGATCTTCTCGGCCTCGTCCTTATCGTTCAACTTAACTTGAACGGCCGCGGCTGTAATGCTTCTAGGCGCTGTATAAGCTACAACAGGCGCGAAGCTTACTCCAGGCGGAAGACCAATAGGACTTTGAGTAACAACCGGCTGGCCAAACGCTGACGGTGAACGGCGAGGCGGTGTTGCCGTCCGTCGTGTCGGTGCTACATAATTTCGGCGGAAAGCGCCCACAATTATTCTCCTATTGGTCTCTAGAAACGGAGTTATGCCAGGCTGTCAGCTAACGCGGTTTATTAGTCCAGCAATTCCAGATGCCGCGAATATCGCCGCAACAAGAACAGTTGATCTGTCTGCTATTGTATACGAAACTACAAGCGGTGATGCGACCCAAATGCTGGTGCACCAGTCGCACGTAATTAAATAGCCGAGCCCGCCGTTCTCCGGCGGATACTTTTTCCAAACGCGCTCGCGCAGCTTATTGAGTATAACGTCCGTCGTGATCAGTCGCGTGATGCGAAAGGTTGCGAGAGAGATAATGGCAAAGTCGAGCGCGCTGTTCATTCTGTTGGGTCCTTTGTTGAGTACATCGTGTTGTATGGATTCCACGCCCGTAGCTTTGAGCCGCAGCCGCAGTCGTCGTCGCGGCCAAAGATAACGCTCTTTCCGGTCGGCGTCTTGAGGCGAGACTCCTTGACCTTTCCCTTTGCGAGAACAAGAGTACTCTTGTCGTACTTCTCCTGAAAGATCAGCATCGGTCCCGAGTGCGAGTCCGCGCCAATCAGAATTTTGTCGTCGGTAATGATAATTCGCACCGCGCTTACGAGCCGCGCGTTCGTAATAAACCGCGCCGAGTTGAGGCTAATCGTCTCAAATCCAGTAAACTCGGCGTGGCTCGGAATAACAACCGCCCGAGCTGGAAAGCTATCGTAGATAATTCTCACTTGCTGACTCCTATTCTTCGGGCCATCGCCCTGTATGTAACTCCCGCGGCGGTGGCGAGCTCTCGAACCGTCGCGCCGCGCGCAAACTGCTCTTTAACTATCAGCGTCAGCGCGTCGTTCGAGCGCGCATAGATTCCGTCTGGATTGGCGCGAGCGCGGTAGCGGCGCGCCAGCGGCGCAAGCCTGCGGATCTCGCGCTTCGTTGTGGCGTCGAGAACGGGGCTGGCTGGATCAAACTCTCTCCGCGCCCGGCGTGCGGACTCGGCGGCGGAGTGCGCGGAGCGGGATTTTTCCGCTGCGACTAAGGTTGATGAAGAGGCGGAGGAGGAAGGAGAGGGGATAGGGGGTGTGTGTGAGGGTGGGGCACCGGTCCACGTGCGGATCGTGGAGCGTTGCTTCGGCGGGTCCCACGCATTGGCGATGGCCTGAAGCGACCAACCCGAGGAGTGCAGCGCCGACACACGGGAGCGGAGGGCCGGGCCAGACAGGGTACGCAACAACACACACTCTTCTTGGGGAAGGATCATTCTTGCGCTCACGCTTTGCATAGTATCATCGGCGCAGCGGAAAAATGTGTACATTCGCCGAGGAATAGTACATTGAGGTTGAAGTTGCTTTGGGGATTTTGTACAAACAGGGGAAATAGTACATTATAGATAGTGATTTTGGCCTGAAAGAAGGCCGACGACGTATATCGAAATTCGTTAAATCGTTTCGTGTTTTTATTACGGGTTTTCGTTTTATTTTTTATTTTTTTTAAGGTTTTTGTTTTTTGTTTTTATTTTCGTGGTTTTGGGTTTGGGTTTGGGTGTTGGTGTTAAGTGTTGGTGATTTGTAGAGAGTAGTAGTTAATAGGTAGATAGTGGTGGTTATATACGTGATTTTGGTTGTTGTTTAATACGAGATAGCGATTGTAGATAGGTGTTTGAGATAGGTAATTGACGAGTGTGAGAGAGGTTTAATAGGTGTTGGCGATGGCGAAAGTAGATGGCGACGAGCGATGTCGAGTGTGAGTATGAGTAAGTGTTAGCGAGGTTAGGTGAGTTTTGAAAAGTGATTATAGATAAATGTAGACGAATTTGGCTGGCTGGCTGTCGTGTTTGGTATTAAGCGTAGCTGGCTGGTTAGGGGCGCGTATTTGGATGACCCGTATGCGTATGTATTTGAATTCGTCGTCGTCGTTCGTCGTCGTCGTCGTCGTTCGTCGTCGTTCGTCGTCGTTCGTCGTCGTTCGTCGTCGTCGTTGGTTCGAGTTTATCGTCTTTGCGAGTTTTTTGTTGTCGGTTGTCGGTTGTCGGTCGTCGATTGTCGGTTGTCGCTGATTGTTGGTTGCTGTTTTCGGTCGTCGGTTGTTGATATAACCGCGCGAAGCGTAGCGGTATAAATCGCTGGCGGTATAGGTAATCGTCGTCGTCGTTGGTGTTCGTTGGTCGTTGATATTCGTCGTCGGTCGTCGTTGTCGTCGTTGGTAGGCGTTGATAGGCGTTGATAGGCGTTGATAGGCGTTGATAGGCGTTGATAGGCGTTGGTAGGCGTTGGTAGGCGTAGGCGTAGGCGTAGGCGTAGGCGTAGGCGACGCGTGTCTGGATGTAACGGTAACTTTAGCGGCGTAAATCGGCTGCTGTATTGCTGTACGAGCGTGTATGCGCGTAAGCGGACGCGTATTAGGCGTCGTAGATTAAAAGTCAGGCGTTAAGCGTGAGTTTTGTGCTGAATTATTAGTCAAGAATGACGTTGACGTACGCGTCTTTAGCGAATATCGCTGAAAATGTTTCCGCGTTGATTATGCCATCGCCTGAAAGACCGTTGTCCTTCTGGAATTGTAAAACGGCTGCTTTAGTCCTGTCCCCGTACCAGCCGTCTTTGTCAGAGCTTGCTTCGCCATACCCAAGTTCGACGAGCACCCTCTGAACGTGATGTATTGTAAGTGACTTACGCGAGTACGCGTTTTTGTACACGCAGCGCGACAGCAGAACATCGTCTTTTTGCGCACCGCTAACTGCGACGGTGTTTTTGCGTTTTTGCGCTTTCGTAGGCACTGGATCTGGCGACGGCTCTGGTGCTGGCTCTGGTTCAACGACAAGAGCCTCGGCCACAGCTTCAACCGCGTCTGGCTCTAGCCCGCTAACAGCGTCCGCGGCGATGATTTCCTCTGTCTCGATTTCTTCGTTCATTTTACTGCTCGATCCTTATCTAGGGTTAATGATTCTTGCTCCTCGGCCAGATCCACCCTGCCCACCTCTGAACGAGGGCAGTCGCTTTGCTGACGGAGACTTGGCTGTTATTTTACCACCAACGAAACCGGGTGGTGGTTTAATTAGAAGCGCTGTTAGTGCGTGGACGAGCGCATCGACTCTGTCAGGCGACTTACCTTCGCCGGGGATCCACGAACACATCTGGGACTCGAGATCAGCGAGGTAGTTTATGTGGTGAACGCGATTTTGCTCGTACGCTAGCGTTACAGGCTCTGCCCGCAACGCTTTGCCAAACTTTGAATGTACTTCGAGTACTCGAACGTGTGGATCAATCGCCCGTATGGCGTTCGTGACGAGCGCTCCACCTTGGTTAACTTCGGCAACGACTGGGCACGAGTACTTACGAGCCATGTCAACGACCTTGTTTGCCCATTGTTCTGGCGATCCGTGTATTGACGCATCTTCGAGCACCCATGCATGGCGCCTGTAAAGGTCGCGCTCTCCAGTAGACGCGCAGACAATGATCCCGCACTCGTCTCGTGGATTTTCTGCCACTGATGGGTCTACTCCAACGACTCGAAGCGGCGAGCCTATCGGAAACGCTGTTTCACGGCTGGCGTCTATGAGCTCGATGGTCCACAGCGCGCCTTCAACATCAGAGAGCATTTCGCCGTATAGTTCCTGAGCCGCAAGCCTAGTGCCTGCGTACACGCCCGTAATCGCTTCGAGATACGTGCTCGACAAGTTACCGGCGTTGTCAATCGTTGAACCACGAGATATTAGAACCTTGCCTGTGCGCTCGGACTCTGCGATTAGGCTATAAAGGACCGGTACGCGTTTTGGAGTCGTGGTACAGATGATCTGTGGCGATGACCCGAGTCGCGTACCCACTCGGAGGTTGTCCCAAGAGGTCATACCCGCAGCATCTGGTGACTGGCGCCATGCCGCGATCTCGTCTGCCCAAGCGTAGTGAAATTGCGGACCTCGAAGTCCGTCCGGTTCGTCGGCCGTAAAGCATGTGGCAGTGTTTCCGTTTGGCCAAGTGAGTCGGCGTTTTGACGGTTCGTACAACGGACGCTCGCTCGGAGGCGAGACGTTGATGATACCTGACTCTCCTTCAACGATGACGTCACGGACGTCGGCGGCAGTACGAGCGACGAGCGCGAAGCGAAGCTGGCCTTTGTTTGTTACCTTGGCTCTATCGCGTACCCACTCGGCGGCTGACCTTGTCTTACCCGCACCTCTACCTGCTAGGTATAGCCAGATAGACCAATCATCGTTGTCAGGCGGCAACTGCTCTGGTCGAGCCCAGGCTTTCCAGTCCCAGATCAACGAATCCATGTCAACGCCATCGAGTACGGCCGCACGCTCCTCTTCGGAGAGCATGGCAATCTTTTCCATGACGCTTTTACCCATATGTACTATTGTACACTATGACGCCAAAGTGAGTTGCTACGGTAGCGTAATTAGCTGCCCTGGCTGAATGTCATTACCGTACTTGTTGACGAGCTTGTCAACCGCTGCCTGAATGTTTCCCGTACAGTGGTTCTCTGCGATGTCCCAGAGTGTGTTGTTATCAGTGTGGCCAACGATAACCGCAAGGCCATCGTTGTCGCACGCGTACTTCTGGTGGCTTCTGTCGAGCGTAACAAACGCGCCGATGAAACCGACAGCTATCACGATGTAGAGAACTAGCTTCTTGACTGGCGAAAGACGAAAATGCCAATTTGCAATTTCGGTTACCGTATCGCTAAATTTTGTCATGTCGTTCCTATCTATTTACAGTGAAAACTTTTTACGGCACTCTGGACCAAGCATAAGCTCGCGTGACTTGTTGTCAGTAAGCGGCGCTCCACACGACCCGCAGCACGTGTAGTGCTCTCCAAATAACCGCGCGTATTTGTACGGATCATACTCTATTGTCTCGACTATTGCCTTAATCATTGGGGCACTGATGGTGCTCCTGCTGAATTGACCAGGCGAACCGAACAGGCGGCGAATGTATCGGCGCCCTAGGTATTCTTTGATCTCAACGAAGACCAAGTCGTCCTTTATCTTTTCGTCTATGTCCGCTGCTGAAAGCTCTATAGCAGTAACCGCGTACTTTGACTTCGGAATTCGAGAGAGCAGCTCGTCAAGTTCGCTATGTGCCGCGTTCTTTTTACGAGGCAGACCTATGAACCTTTCAATGAGTTCGCTGGCTCGACGCTTATCGAGCAGTCCCGCGTCAATGGTATTGATGACGTCAAGCGCTTCGTCTGGATCTACCTCTCGTTTTGAGACTAGATCCCGTACGTATGACACTTGCTTGTCGCTCGCTGGAATGATCATTCTTGCTCCGAATTGTCGTTTGCCGATGGATCTTCAAAGATCATCTCGAGCAACCGCTTTGTGTCTGCGCTTGTTATGTTCTTGGCGCGCTCGATTACTGCTTCTTCATCTGACTTTTCCTTTTCCTCAGACGCATTCCAGATTTCCTCTAGCATCTCGCGCTCAGCGACTGCCTTGCCGCGCTTAGCCGCAACCTCTTGAATGAATTCTTCGGTCATGACCTCGTCTACAAAGTTGACAATTCGCTGCTTGTGCTGCTCCCACTCTTCCCGCTCGTCTGGCGTCATGCTGCGAAGTTGCCTATCGAGCTTTATGAAGTCTCCAATGTCGGCAAACCGCGTAACATCGTCCTCTTCCAAACCAGTCTCCATCGCAATCTGCTCGAGGATTAGCTCGGCCGGGATCCTGTCAGCTCCGTGCTGCACTGTTCGCATTGTCTGTCCGAAGAAACGCTCGGCATACATCTCTGCGATCTCGACACAGTCGTCTGGCGACATGTCGTATGACTTATATTCTTTTTTCATTTCTTGTTCCTCTCCTCGTATGCGCGAAGCGCGCAGTATGCCGCAAGACCGAACGTCAGCAAACCGAAGAAAGGCAGAAACAGCGTCACATATCCGAAGCCGAGCGCAGCTGCTATGTAGATAGTTTGTTTGTAGTTAATCTGTGTCTTCATTCTCATCCTCTACGTCAAGTTGTCCATTTTTCCAGTTTGTTGGAAGTTCAAATCCGCATTCACAGCGATACCGCCCATCGTTTGGGTCGGGATACATTTCCGCTGTTCCACATCGCCAGCACGACACTGGACGAAGCAGGCGGTTTTTATACCCGCGGTATCCTGTGTCGTGCTCTGTGACGACATGACTCATGTGCTCTGTGATCGTCGCGAAGCGAGATCCGCAGTATGCGCACGCGTGCTTGAACTTTGCTAGTCGCTTATCGTGCGAACATTCCATATCGGTTTACTCGTGCTTCCTTGTCTGTGACGCTGAGCATTTCGTTCCAAACTCCTGCTGCTGCATCGTGCCATTCATCGCCAAGGGTGTCAGATACCCTGTTCTTGAAGTTGCTGTAGTCAACCGCATACACGTTTGCTACGAGAAACTCCGCGTACTGCTCGCGTGTAACGACTACGCGGTATGGGTAGTCATTGGTGGGCAAACCTGTAGAAATCTCTACGCCGGTGATCGTTGATAGAAGTTCGAGCGACTGGCGATCCCGCGCTCTAACGACAAGTGTGTTTGAGTCTTTCGTGTTCTCGACCGCACTAGTAAATCCGTCTTGTGTAAATAGCCACATTGGCTGTCTCCTTTGTCTTTTGTCTTTATAAGTAAATAAGCGGCCCCCGACGGGTGGGACCGCTTATTTGAAATTGCGTAACCGTAACTTTATGGGTGACGCACTACATTCAAATGCCTCTTGGCTCGGCGTTAATTCGACTGAAGTGGCGAAAGATTAACTGCGATTGCCGCGAGGAGCGCTTGGTTGTACGTGTCAAACATGACCCGCTTTGAGTAACCTTGATTGAAAGTCATGGTTAGAGGCTCTGATCCACCGCTGTGCTGAACGACGGCGAACTTTCCACTGCGCATTTGTTGAATTTTGTAATGCATTCTTACCCTTTCGTCATTGGTATGAATTTATTATACATTCCTTAGTTTCTGCCTGAAACCTTTGAATATGCCAGTTTTTGGCGAAATCTAGGCGTTTTTACGGTTTTTCGGCCAAAATAGCCAAAATCACGCCAAGACCGGCAAATCCAATGGTCAGTGTCTGATTACCAAAAGCACCGCTCAAAGTTGCCGCGACCCCTGATCCTACGGCCAACACCGCAAACCAAATGATGTCGCGGAACCTCGAGCGCCAGTTCGGCATTTCAGACCTTAGTTGTGCGCGTGCGACCCTTGAGGCGGTCGGAAGCGCTGCGGATTGGAGTACCGCTCGCCTTAATGAGCTTGTGCGCCTTGCTGTATGTAAGGCCGTGGGCACGAGCTACTTCAATTACTGTTTGGCCTGAAGCGTAAAGTTCGCCGGCGCGCTGAGCTGTCAATTCTGTTGACATTGTCACTCTCCTAGTTGGTTCTTTGTCTTGCATTGTTTCTGGCGTTTCAGCCAGAGCCACCCGCGACCTGCGAAGCAAATCGTTGGCTTCCCTGAGCAGGCTACCCGCGCTGCTCGAGATCTTGTCGTGGCCTACCATTCAGTTGGCCTTCCATTGTTTTCTGTCCATTCCTCTGCTTGGAAAGGCGAGTTCTCGATCATGAACTGAATCTGAGCCTGAGCAATGTCTTCAAGATCTGCAGTTAGTTCAGTCATTTCTTCTTCGTCTGGATTTGTCATTTCGTTCCCCTGTTCGTATTGCGTTCTACTATACCAATGCTCTACTAAAAAGTACAATTCTACTCAAAATATTTTTCTTCGCCTGGACGGACTACCCCGAGCAGTGGCTCGAGCTTGTCTCTATCCCGCGCGCTCGAGGACAGTTTGTCGCGGAAAAAGGTCCAAGTTGAAAGAACAAATACGGCCGCGACCGAAACGACCGTAAGTAAGAAGATCACCACCGAATATGCGACGGCGACGACCAGCTTTTTCACTCGACGACTTCCATGATCTGCGGCCTACCGTGGTGGCGCTCTGGGTTGTTGCAAGTCGGCGGGCTGAGAGTCTTGACATACATCGTGATTTTATTGCCGCACTTTGGACATTTATACCGCGTCGGTTTCTGTTTCGGTGCTTCTTCTTTGTCTGCCATCGTCCTCTGCCTTCTTTTGACTTCGCCACTTAAGCATGTTTCTTGTGTGCGTGGTTCCCCAGAGCAAAGACATTACTATAAATCCGTGCTTCGAGTATATAACTGCGTACAAAAACCATGCAAATGATGACAATAACACGAGGCCCCAGCCCCACCAGTACCTATGACCATGACCCGCAACCCACATTCCAGTAACAGCTAGCACTTCGAGTGCTGCCAGAATCCAAGTCCAGGTCTCTTCGCTCATGCTACTTGAATGCCGTGCTTGCTGAGAGATTTGCGAATCCTACGCTCGTTGGCAGTCATTCCACCCCACAGACCATACTCGCTGTTTTCAGTTGCGTACTCGAGGCATGCCTCTCTGACCGCGCAGCCTTTGCAGATAGCCTTAGCCTTTCGCACGACCGACGGTCTGTTGTCTTCAAAAAAGAGTCCACCTTTACCTGCACATGCCGCACTTTCGGTCCAGTTCATCTTTGTGTCCGCAATCACTTGTTACCCCCCTAGGTTTTTCGTTTTGTCTTGTTTACTTTGCTGGCTGCCGCGCTGATTTTGCAAACGGCATTGACTGGCTCATTACGTGAAACGGCGGCCCAGAGCCAGGGTCGAGCTTAGCCGCAATTGCCAGAGACTCGCGAACGAGCCTTTGGACATCTGTTGACGAGAGAGTTGTTATGTCTTCGCCTTGACGAGCGTACATAGCGCCCAGTGCAAAGTCACCACCGGTACCAAATGAATAGATGCCAGTCGTATCCCGCACCCAAGCGTAGTCCTCGCCAATTTCGTAGATAGATCCATTGACAATCGCCAAAACCGTAGATCCATGCGTCGCTTGCTCCTTTGTCTCTTTCGCCGCATAACCATGATCTTCAAAGCATGACCGGAGCGCCGGCACGAACTTCGACGTGATGAATCTGTCAAGGCGAATCCCTGTTAAGTCTCCCGCGCTTGGTGGAGAAAATGCGTAGGCCAGAATGTTGATCGCCCGCACGTCGCCGGCGGCGCCAAGCATGTACTTTCCGTTCTTCATGACCTTCGCTGATCCGCGTCCCAATGTGTACGACCGACCGCCCTCTTCTGTTACCTGAGAGTCAAATCCAACCACGGCCCATGACGGGCCTTGTACAGCGATGATCGTTGTCATTCAGCAATCGTATAAGGTTAGGGACCTTTAAGCGCTTCAACCGCGCTACGAATCTTACGAATGTCTGTGTTTTTCGAGACCATTGGATCGACCGTGAACTTTTTTACGATGCTTGGTCGAATTCCAGCCTTCTCGGCAATTTTGTCGATGCCGATCTTTTTGACCTCCGCGCCGAGCTCACGCATCTCCTCGAGCGCTTTATCCACATAGTGTGGCATCTGTACCTCGTTTCTGTTTAGTCTTTGTCGTCCCAGTTTGACGGGTGGCGATCAACCGCGCTGTCAAGCTCGAGATCGTTGTGATGAGACTCGATGGCGTCAAGAATGTTCTGCCAACGAACATCGCGAGTAGCTTCTATTACACGCTCGAGCCTGTAGTCCTCGATGTCACGCCAAGCGCCGGCGATGAACATGACCGCAAGCCCAAGGGCTGTCACTGCAAGAAGCATCATCACTTACCGCGTTTCGAGATTGACATTCCTCCGAGCAAGAAAACCACAAGTGCCCAGGCAATTGAAGCTGCCGTATTTGTAAACTCGATGTTGAATTTCATTTTTCCTCATTTCTCTATGTTAATTATGGAACTTGTCGCCCAAACTCTTCCCAGGCCGCAAACGTGACCGGCATTTTTGGCGCTGCGAGCTCGAGAACGGCTTCTGCGTAGACGCGAATGTCATACTGCGCAGTCTCGTGAGTCCGCAGAGACAGAAAGTTCATGAGCGACCGCGCGTTGACTGTCCAGTAGAACTGAGTAAACATTCCGACCGGCAACACCATTCTTGCCTGCTCTTTGGCTACTCCCTGCTCGAGAAGTCCAACATACACGTAATAAGCGTAAGCGTAAGCCTTTTCTATTGACTCAACAGCTTTTGCGGCTTCGGCGTCTTGAAGCGGCTCGAAGCTGTAGCTGCCGGGCTTGCCGACCTGCATGCGCATCTCCGACCGCGCCGGAGGATAGAACTCGTTCGGCACTTCGCTATACCGCGCACTGAACTCGTTGAACGAGCCGATGCGATGACGGAACCACTCGCGAGCGACAAAAAGTGGACACTTGACGTGAAAGCGAAATGAGTTGTGCTCAAACGGAGTGCCATGACGCTCCCGCATCAGAAATTTGATCAGTCCAATGTCTGCATCAGTCATCTCGAGCGATTCTTTGGCGAACGAGACTCGAGCGGAATTGACGACTGAAAGATCATCTGCCATTGCCGCATCAAGGCGTACAAATCCTCCGCCGGGTAGACTTATTTTCACAGCGCCTTCAATCCACTATTGATGATTTCTACGGCTTCGCCGAAGCTCGGGTGGCCCGCATTGTTGATCGCAATGTTGCGACTTAGCCAGCGAAGATTTTCCGGCTTTGTCAAGTCAAGTCGGTGGTTTGGAATGTCCATTCCAATCAAAATTGAATGCAACCGCGTCAGTTCGTCTTCGCTCATGTCATTCATAATACATTCCTCAGTCCACTAATGTCGAGTTCATTTGCAGAATTTAATTCAATCATTTTCTGTCTCA